TCTCCGACATCTGATAAATCACCTAATGCAATAGAATGTTCCCCAGCGGTAAACACACCATCAACCCAATTGTGAAAATAAGTGGCTTCGCCAGTGTCAAGCGTACACGACTGGAACACGTTACCATAAATCATGACTCGCTTAGTACTGTTCGACTCAAAAATGTTGCCGCCAGCAACATCCTCAAACCTGTTACCAAAGACTGCACCATTAAAAGTTTGGGACGAAGCAGCATCCATCCAAATAAGCCCTCTAGGAGAAGCACCGCCTCCGCCCGACAATGTAATGTCGGCAAACGTGTTGCCATAAATAGCAAAAAAGTTTTCAGAATCAGCGGAAGCACCATCATTAGGAGAAATGATTACTCTACCAGTAATTGTGTCGAAACGACAGTTACGCACAACGAACAGGTTAGTATCTCCACGAGAGTTAATAGCACCATCCTGATTGGTGACACCACCAGCAAACCTTAAACCTTCGTAAAGGGAGTCTCCTGTACCAGTAAAACCAGAGTTAACATATGTTATGAGAGGCCAGCCCGTGCCTCGCACATTAACGTGTTTCGCACCGAAGTCAACGCCCTCGGCCGCGAACGCATAGTCTCCATCAAGAAATACCACTTCTATTTCGGTGGCATCCAATGCGTCTACTCCTGCTTGAACAGTAACCTCATCTGCTGTGCCATCGCACACTATGTGCGCGGCATGAGGGTTCTCAGTGTTGCTTGCAGCAACAATAAGCTGGGCAGAATGAAAGTCCTTTTTGCGGATATAGTTCAAATACGTTTCAAGATAGCGAAAGTTCTCGTATAGCGCAATCTTCTCATCATACTTATCTTTAGGGAACCTGAAGCCCCTGTCGTTACGTGTCGCCATTACAGAGACCCTCCACTATTTACAGCATTCAAACCAGTCCGCTTCCCGCGCAACAGTTTCCTGTCAGAATAGGTCAGTCCAACACCGTTAACATGGAAGAACTCGTTGAGCGTGTTATTCGTGAACTTAAACTTGATCCAAGTCCACAAACCAATATCATGCTCCTGATCCTGCTCGTGCCACTGGTCAAGAGCACCAGCAGGATTAAACGTGGCAGTAGACCACACGGCAGTATCATAAAAGTTGCGATACACGTCAGCAACAATATCATCCCCATCAGGGTCGGTCAAGATTTCTATGCGACGAATGCGGTGGACATCCCCTACTTCGCCAGGGTTAAACCAGGCAGTCTGAAAGTAACAGTCATAAGCAACACCGTTATCGCCGTAAGAGTCGTTGATCTCAAAAATTCCTATCGTAGAATCGTTATTCACGGTCCAGATGGGACCGTCAGTAGCAACAGGGGCTGACGCCGAAAACGTAGCATTAACCCTTGCCGCAGCAGAAAAACCATAATCCCACTTAGTCCACGCCCTTAAAAGAAAGTCGTAAACATATGTACGCCCAGGGTTCTGTGTGAGCGTCCCACTAGAACCAGTCACGATACTCATATAGAGCTTGTCGTCGGCATCGTCTACATACATGACACTCTTATAGATGAGAGAACGGTTAAGATCAGCGAGAAGTTCAATATTAATTGGGGTACTAATATTCTCAAATTCGGCCCCATCATATGACATGACTCCCGCATACGAATCCAAAAAGTAAAGCTTGTTCTGGTAGGTGGCAACAGCGTGCGGAGCATGAGAACCATACTTTTGTGTAAGGTTGTAGAGGGCGAAAGTATCTTCGTCGGTACCCACCATAGACCAGATACCTTCCTCCTTGAAAATAATGATTTGCGAGCCGAGGGGCTGTAGCTTGCGTATTTGCGTACCATCATCAGAACCAACAGTCACATAATTGTTAGATTCGATTGTTTCAGCAGTCCCAGGCTCCGACCAGTAGACACGATTACCAAAGTCATAAACATCCTGGGAGGCTACATTAGCATAAAACACCCTGTCGTGTAGCACGCACACGGCAGTAGAGCGGGGAGTGCCAGTCTGAGAGCCTGCAGCGGTCAGGTTAGGAACGGTCGCCCTAGACCATGTGCCAGCCACAATACCAAATTTGAGGGGTTTGGTGGCACCTGTGCTTGTCGCGTCCTCGGTGGAAAGAGTGTACGCACCAGCATCGTCGCCGCCAAAACGGTGACCAGTAATATAAATAATGTCCTCGAACACGAAAGACTGTAACACATATTCTTCTTCAGGGTTAAGGTTAGATGCAATACCCTTCACGGAACCCATGCTCGAAGTGGAATCAACTAGATCGGTGTTGGCTACGGCGAGCAGCTTCGCCACAGTCTGATACCATATACTCCCATCGGCTTCAGTAGAATATACTGCTACCTGTGATGGGTCAACAAGGGTGGGGGAACCTATCACGGCATTGGTTTGGTGAAGCCACAAATGGTCACCTGCAGCATCAGGGTTAGTATCAGTAACGATGGTAAACCCTTTCCGCTTCTCAATACTACCCGCAATACCATACTGAACATTCAACAAGTCGGGGATCGAGTCGGGGGTTAGCTGGGATTGGGGAATCCCAGGCTGCCAACCGCCAGGCCAGCCACGAAGAAAGAAAGTTTCAATGGGTGTTCTGCGCAGCAGACTGTTCGGGACAAGACCCCCGATATTCCTCGTGCTCGGCATTAGATTTCTCTTAGCCAGCGAAGGTTATCGAAGTTAGTGACACCAAGGTTGAAGCCGTCGCCAGCCGTCCACGGCGACCTTTTGATTCTATCCTGATAGTAGGACACCATGTCGTTCAAATAAGAAGCATAGATGATCCTAGCCCGCTCTCCCTGGTCGAAATACTCTTCCCGATCCCATAGCTTCCACTTACAATATTCGACTATACCCCAATGGAAAGCTTTGTGAAACTCAGGACTCTCCCCGTCAGTTTCCAGTTCAATAATGGTACGATAGTAGTATAGGGTTAATCTGTCCGCATCATCAGCGGAAGGAATGGGGTGGAAAAGAAACTCGTCATTCCAAATAGTGAAACAAATCGGGTTCGAGCCTGTCTCGTCAGTATCATTACCGAACAGAGTGAAAAACAATGAAGGTGATACGTATTCTAAGCGAGCATCAATATCATCATCAATAATAACAGCACCATAAGAGTAGTCGGAAGGCACAGCAACAGCGCCAAAGCCTTCCTCCAAGGTGATGTCAACGCTTGTCTCCAAGAAAGGCCACGCGAATGCGACCTCAATCTCAGATAAAGCCAAATCTATAAGCGTATCAATGTAACCGTCAGTAACATTCGTGTCCTCAATAAGAGTTTGAGACCGAACACTACTCCGAATTTCTTGCTTGTTCACTACGCTTGTGGCCTACGCAAAACTCTCCACCCTTAACGGGGTGGGCTCCGCAGGCCAAACCTTTCTTATTAATCCCCTGACAGGCAGGTGGCAGTTTCTTCTTAGGCATTACATAGTAATCAGACCTAAGCACATTTCCCCTGACTTCGTTTTCGGTGATACCCTGGAAAGAACTCTCCACAGGCACAAGGCCAGGGTGGGAGCCTGCGGGCACACCAAAAAGGCGAGGGTTCTTCGCAGTATCAGGGTCTACGCCTCGCTCCACTCTATTCTCTATAAACGCGTTTCTATCTCTCAACTCAATCCTCTTTCCATAGCGGGAGGCGCAAAGCCCCCCGCCTTAGGAATTATCTTTATGCTACTGCAGCACTAATCAGACCCTGACGCTTACGGTTAGAGCAAGCAAGCTCGCCACGAAGAATAATCTTCTTAACACGCACGTCCTGGTTGACAGGCTCCAGCCAGTCACTCATCTTAAACCAGTCTGAACCCAGCTTATACAGAGTAATGTACTTCATGTTCAACACGTAAATGAAACCAGCGGTTAGATTACGGTCATACATGACAGGTGCATTCTCAAACTGAATCGTCACAAACCCTTGGTTTGCAACGCTCGGGTCCATGAAACGCTGACGCTGCTCGAAGAGTGCATCAATAGATGCATACAACGTCTGAGTGGTCAAGATGTTCGTTGGAAAATCGTTGCCCTCAGCGAGTGTCAGATACATGGTACGGAGTTGGCTAAACCCTTCAGACGACAAGTCATAGGCACCAGAATCCATCGTCGATTCCCACCAGGGGTTCGTCGCAGGGTTAATTCCGCCATATGTACTTGTTGCTGAAACGATTGCCGCCAGACCAGAAAAGTCCTTGCCGCTATTGCCAGTACCATCCAGAAGCCATATCGCATCCAAAGACTCAGAGATAGAAAGCTCAGCACGCTTCACTTCATTCTCCACAATCCTTAGAACAGCGTTAACGCCTGCGTTCTGAGCCAACTCATCGTTGTTCAGTTTAATCGCAGCGTAATAGTTCTTCCAGTTGTACGTCGCCATTGTAAGGCCCTCGTCGTCCTCAGTGAGGAAAGTATCCGCACCAGAATAGGAACCCTGATTACCCAATTCCGCATACATTAGCGGTTGGTTAATCTGAGTGCCTCCGTCGAGAGTCTCAACATTGCCGAAGTTTGTGACAATATACAGCCAAGGTTTCGACGTGAAAATCACGTCCTCGAAAGTTGACAGGTACTTCTGCATTGTAGCAGTAGTCAGCCTGTTAAAATCGGGGTTACCAGCCATATGTTATCGCTCCTTTCAACTTTATTGTCGAGGATTACGCAAAGTTAAACACAGTGTCTAAAGCGTTTTCCTCACGCAAAGAGTCGTTCATAGCTTCCCGCCAAGAACCAAAAGTTTTAGTGGGTGGTGAATCATCAGACTCCGACGAGTTACGACCACTAGAAGACGAATTAGCCTGAGCGTTAGAACGCTCCCGATCCAACCTCATCTTCTGAGCCATTAACACGTCGAACGCGGCAGGAATATTGTCGGTCCCAAGCTCCTGCGCTTTAAGCAGGATAGCCTGCTTATCCCCGTTAGACAGAGTGACATTATTGTCTTTCTCCACCTGGCTGAGAATCACATTCACTTCGTTCCAAGCAGCCTCCGCTTCGATACGCTGCAGTCTAGGATCATTATGTAACACTTCCTGCAGCTTCTGCACTACCAGAGCCTCAATATCGGTGGGAGCCTGCGGTGTGACCGTAGCCTCCTGCGATGGTGATTGCCCTGCAGCAACACGCTGCCAAAGTGCCCTAACGGTCTCCTGCGGCTTATCTTCTAACGCACGCCATAACACTAAAGCCTTGTCAGCTTCTCGACGAAGCTCAGCCAACTCTTGCGTTTTCCGAGTATAATCGGCCTTCATCATAACCTCGGCTTCGATTTCAGGGATCGACATTAGCCGCCCATTAACCATAAAGCTCAACGATTCCTCACCAGGAGGTGGATCATTAACCTCTTTCTCAACGAAAATACCATCAAAAAGGCCAGCATCCTCGTTACTCTCGACAACAGGTTGATCGGCTATTGGAACCTCTGAAACGTCAGCAATTTCAACGGTAGTCGAAGGAAGGTCTGACTCTACCGAGTCTACCTCCACTAACGCTTCTTGGAGTGCATCCTTGAAGCTGATTCCTACATTATCTGTCATATATTTCTATACTCCTTCATTATATACGTCATAAACGTATTATTTTCCTAGTACGATGGTCCCATCATACCAGAATTCTCGGGCGCTATCAGGTCAGCAGGCGGCTGCGAAGTCTGCGGTCTAGGCTCACCCGTAGGTGTGCCACCCCCACCAGGGCCAGCAGGAGCGCCCTGCGACCCGTCGCCCATAAGCGCCTGCGCCTGCTGCGCCATAGCAATTTGCTGCATCATAGCCTGGTTCTCGTCTTGCGAGAACAGCGCATCAATGTCTTCGATGCCTTCGCTCTCAAACCATAAAATGAGCAGTTCAGAAATATTAAAAGGAACACCGAACTGTGCTAGAAGCGGGAGAGCACCCAACATGATAGACACCATTTCCCGATATTTCTGCGCTTTAACGGTAGGGTTCCGAAGTTCAGTAGAACCACGTTCCACTTCCACAGTGTATTTGCCTTGGAAAATTTCAGGAGTGGGGGTCATAATCATGTCAGTACCAGGCTCCGTGCCTTGCGCCCTATTAAGCCTGTCGGCCTCACGGCCCGTAACATACATGCTCATTTCTTGAAAGTCTGTTAGAGGCAGAACGTCCTGAATAATGTTTAGGAGCAGTTGGCCGCTACGCCGCACAGCTGTCTCGATCTGAACTAGCTTGTGGCGAGTCCTAATGTTCGTAGCACCTTCAAGGATGGTAGCCTCAGTAGCGGTTCGGGAGATACCCTGAGGCATACCACGCAGATATTCGTTTACTCCCGTGATCTCGTTTATATCTGCCCTGATTTGCGCCTCAATCTGATATGAGTCAGCAGTAAGAGGCACAGGAGCAACCTGGGTAACAAGAAAATCGAAAGGCTCTGTACCCTTAATAGCTGCAGCATCATTGATTTTGCCGCTCTTGAGCGCTTCAAGACCTTCCTCGTCTATAGCGTTCTCACGGTATAGCCATTTCACAACGTTACGACGACGGTGTGTAATCATTTGAGAACGAGTTTTGTTCAGTTCGTCNTGNAACCANTTCACCATTTCAAGNTCACCCATATGGTAGGGTGAATTAGGAATACGATAGTTGTGCAACTGGACGATAGGACAAACAATATGTTCGATGAAACGTATGGCACGTTCGCCGCCAGGAAGGAAAGTTAGCATCCANTCCTCNNGTAAGATCNTAAAACTCGTAGATTGTAACATATCCCTGAGTGTCGTCTAGGCGACTCCGATCCTCGGCGGCTTGACCGTCAGTATCAACCTGTTCGTCAGTAATGTCTTTGGTAAGCGTGTAGCGGCTGTCAGCACGCAATTCAGTAGCGGGGAGAATAATACGCTGGCAGACCCAGCGGGCATTATGCAACCCGTCAGAATACGGGTCAATCCAAATATCCCACGGCGATGGGCGGGATACACTGAATTTGGCTACCTTGATACGGTCGTTACCAACATCTTTGCCACGGTCGTCGTACACTGGTTGGGAAACGATCTCGTAGCCAATCTTCTGATAACCGTCACCGTAAAGCAGATAGTCGAACGTGGACTCTGACACGAACGTTTGGCCTTGCATTTCTTGTGACCGCCACATGCGGTTAATGTAAGCCTGCAAGAGCATTCCCCTGTCGGGGGAAGCATCCCCGCTTTCGGGGGTAATCAAAAACTTGGGGTCCTCGTCGGCCACGAAGGGGACGAGAGTGTTAATTGTGGAGAAGGCNATGTTAACGTT